GCCCCCACCCTCTCCGCGACCTCCTCTTCCAAGTCGGTTGCCGGTGATCTCTACGGTGGCTCTACCAACGAGCGCTTCTACCCTCTCCGTTTCGCTTTCTGTGAGAATTGGCAGACTGCTCTTCCACTCATTGCCCTCCAATATCACGACGTGGAGCTTCGCATCACTTGGGGTGCCGCCGCCGCTGATTCCAGCAAGAAGTGGGACATCTACGCGAATTACGCCTACCTCGATACCCAGGAGCGCGAAGTCTTCGCTTCCCAGCCCCAAAATATGCTGATCACCCAAACTCAGAAGGCGATCTCTTCGGGCTCCAAGATCCAAGAGCTCAATTTCAACCACCCAGTCAAGTACCTTGCCTCGGCGGACAGCTCTGCTCTCGCGATCCTCAACGATGATAACAAGCTCAAGCTCCAAATTAACGGTACCGATGTTTCCGACTTCAAGTTCGCGAACCCTAACTACACCTCGGTCCCTCTCTATTACCACACCTCCCACGGTAACTCTACCCCCGGTGATAAGCTCTTCACTTACCCTTTCTGCCTCGAGACTGGTAAGCTGCAGCCCACTGGTACCCTCAACTTTTCCCGACTTGACTCGGCTCGTATTGTGAATGATAAGCGGTCGGTCGGCAAGGATATTTATGCCGTAAATTACAATGTGCTCCGCATTGAGAATGGCATGGGAGGCCTTTTATATTCTAACTAAATAGTAAATGTGGGACCTTATTTTCCTACTCGCCATCGTTTTTGTATTGACGTACGATCCTAAATCCAGGACACTCGAAACGTTTATCGGTCAACCCAAGACACCGTCGACCAGTAAATCTTGTGAAAATACGCATTACGAAGCCGTCCAGTTTGCACAGACACCATATGAATGTTCACCCCAAGGTAGGACTAAGATGGGTGTAATTACTTAAAAAGAAAAAGGGATAAACAAGTATATGATCCCCCTTAATCACGAAAATGTTATGATGATCGCCACAGCAGTATGTGTTGTAGGTGTTATTTTCCTACTTCGCGAGCTTCATAAGACTCGCGAGGAACTCTATGAGCTTCGAGATTTCTCAGAGGATGTCATGGAAAAGCTTAATTCCATCGATGGAGACGGGAATGATGACAATTTGTCGGAAATGACCCCAGAAGAGGAAAAATTGATTGAATAAACATATCCGCATATTATAACTTGCGAATGAGCAATGAAAAAGTACAAAGCGATTGCAATACCGGTTAGCTTTGTCGACGGCAAGCCGAGATTCCTCACTGTGAGAGATTGGAGATTCAAGGAATGGATATTTGTCACAGGAGGATGTAGAAGACGAGAAATTTACAACCCGATTCGTTGTGCTCTTAGAGAACTGGAAGAAGAGACTAGGGGGGTTATATCACTAAAAAATGGACAGTACACCGAGTTTAAGTTTATACATAAAGAGAGTCCCACGGTTGATTTGGAATATAATGTCTTTATATTCTTCGTCAACTACACCAAGTCTCAGCAAAATGAATTCGTACGAAGATTCTATGAAGAAAAGCAAAAAACATCAGTAAAGAAGGCACTCCACCAGCCGTATAAGAAAACGTATGACGAGAATGACTTTATGAGTTTTGATACTCTAGAAGAATACAATTCACGTAAACGTTGGAAATTGATAGTGGACAACATTATTAAAAATCCAGAGTTTTACTCATGCATAAGTTCTCACAATAGAAAAACCTTCTCTATAAAATAATGAAGTCCAAGGCTTTCATCTTACACCAGATCGGAGAGTTGCTAGATAAGAATAGGGGAATGTGCGAAGATGAAATTACTCAATGGAAAGAAGATAACAAAGATAAAACTGTGTATGAGCTTCTAGTTATAAAGAAGGAATTAGCAGAAAAAAAAGTATACCAAGATGTTTCATTTATGAAGTGGTTTAGAGATGACGACCAATAAATGGATATGTTTAAGAGTTGGTGTGCGTCTCAAAAATTTGATAATGCATCCAATCTATCACATGTGCTCATGGACGGAGGAAAACTCTCTGTGCCATTTGATAGATTGAACGAATTCTATGAGAGATACATAGAAGCTATAGGTACGAGTGAAAAGTTATTTGTCGTGGAACAAAAGACTCCAACCTATAACTTCTTCATAGACATTGATTACAAGGACCATGATTCACTCTCAATTGAGGAGATCAAATCCATATGTAAAATCATATGTGACAAGGTGAAACGTCACGGTGGTAAGAATTGTCTCATATCTGTGTCACCTCCAAAGAAAGTGGGTGACTTAATTAAGACTGGAGTACACCTGAACTGGCCAGACTTTGTTGTAGATCAAAGTTCCGCGATTGCTTTGAGGGATCATGTCCTCGTGGCGCTATCCAAGGCTAAGAGTTCGTATGATTGGAATGATATTGTGGATTCATCTGTGTACGGTGATCTTCAGAGGAGGACAAAGGGGAGTGGCTTTAGGATGCCGTGGTCGTTCAAGAAAGCTAAACATGACGCATGTGGTGGACAGGGGTGTTCTGGTTGTGAAAATGGTAAAGTGAATCAATTAGCCTATCTTCCAGTTTTCATGTATACACCTGAGCCGTTGAGTACAATTATTCGTGTACCACCAACACCAGATGTCAAACTCCTAAAGATGTCTGCGGTTCGCACAGATGCTCCTCAGACTACATTTGTTAAACCACCTTCTATGCCTATGAGGGAGGGTGCATTTACTGAAGATGAAATTAAGGATGAACTTCAGGATGAAGAACTTAAATACATGATACAGTCTTTTGTTCAGAAGAATCTTGAAGGGCAATCCACTGCTTATATTACTAAAGTTTTCAAACATAAAAATACATTCCTAGCCGCAACGAATTCAAACTATTGTGAAAATCTGAGAAGAGAGCATAACTCAAACCACGTCTGGTTCATCATCAGTGGTAAACTCATCATACAGAAGTGTTTTTGTCGTTGTGAAACTCTCAGGGGACGGAAAGATGGTTTCTGTAAGGACTTCTGTGGTCGTCGCCATGAACTACCGAGTCCAATAATCAATAAGTTGTATCCCAAAAAGGAAGAAATCCAAAATTGCCCAGAAATCAAGAAATTCGTTGAAAAACCCCAACCTAAACAGACGGAGATAAGACCCCTATTACAGAGGTTTGTTCGGAAATTTATGGATAACCAGTTGGACACTACCATCGTAAGTGTCAAGAGAAACAAAACCGAATACGTAGCCCTCACAACCTCAATGTATTGCGAATCTATCAAGGGAGAGCATACTGATCATGTGATGTCTTATATCATCAAGGGTAATAAAATAACACAAAAATGTCCGGTTTGTAAAGGGAAGAAGAATATGGCTAGAACACATCAAATTATTGATAACAATCTCGTAAAACTACTTAAACAATAATACGGATTACTATTAAATGGTTATAGTTACTCGTACCCGTTCAGGAAGATATATAAAGAAACCTGCTCTATTCCAGGCTACGGAAAGTGTTTTAGAAGATGATTATGGTACGGATGAACATGATACTGATATAGATTCCGAATTAGACACAGATGATGAATTATACGACGAAGACAGTGAAGAGGAGTATGAGGAAGACGCAGACGAAAATGGTAATCTCAAAGACTTTGTGGTAGATGATGAAAGTGAAAGTGAGGAAGAAAGTGCTTAAAAAAAACCGTTTATATATTAGAAAATGGAAACTGATATTGGTAACCCCATTGAATATAATCCTGTTCTTCAAGAAGTTCCAGAGGAGAAAGATGAAAGTAACGAGAAACACTCTGAGGAGTATTACTTTCATCCGTCTGATTATCCATCACCACCACCACCACCTTATCAAGGTCAAGAATCTTTTGATTTATTCAAGAATGTTGATAAATCAACTTGGATCATAGCGTTTGCTGTATTTTTACTTGGCTTTTTTATGGGGAAAACCATGCAGCCAGTTATCCTCAGGTACACTTGAGAATGGAACAAACTTCCCTATATTACCAACTTTTGGAGGTATGAAATGATTAATAAAAGGATCCCTGTAAGTGTCCTTAATAAATCCAGCAGTAGTACTGGCTTCAGGTATTTTAACCTTTTTCTTCTCCTTTTTGTTTTCTGGAGTAATCCCTTCAAAAAACAGAATAAAGAAAGCACTGACGAGAATGATTGTTACGATCGTACCAATCATTTAGTATTAGTTATGAAAATTATTTACTTGGAAGAAACTTCGGGTTCACCATCATCCTTAGTTTCTTCGATCTTAGCCTCAGTGGAAGCCTCCTCCTCCTCCTCCTTAATCTCACTCATCTCAGAAACCTTAGCAGCTTCCTCGCGCTGCTTCTGACGATCCTTCATCTCTTGGTTAACAATTTCATCAGCTTCCTTGACGAGATCCTCCATGTTAGCGTCAGGCTTCTCCTTCTTGAGACGCTCTAGAACCTCAGCTGGGTGGGAGATGGGAGCCTCATCGGGTTTCGTGTAGAAAGTGGAGTTGTCGTCACCAGGGGCAAAGCCAATCTTGTCAGACATACCCTGTTTACGTTCGCTAAACATACGAGCAGCCTGAGCCTGATTCTCCTTGTAACCAGTCATGATCTCCTCAAGCTTATCATTGGTATAATGAACATCCTCAATCTTAGAAGAGTCGGGTGGAATGAGGAGCCACTTGTACATGTCAACGACGTAGATGTCAAACGTGGGATCCTCCTTCTGAAGACGCTTGGCGTGATTCGCAGCCTCATCGCGGTTCGCGAAAGTTCCTCGGATCTTGATACCAAACTTATCATTCTTCTGAGGGCACTCGGGGCCAACGATAGAAAGGCAAGCGAAAACCTGACCAGGTACGGTCGTATAATCTTGTTCAAGAGACATTATAGCTTTTGAACGTTTGTAAACTTTAAGCCCTAAGTAGAGAATTAAAGATATGAAACTATCATGAATTATGGAAGAGATTCGTAAAAATCACAACGACGCTAAGAGAGAGCTCATTCAAAGTGTCACCAAGAGTAGCCATCACATTCTTGATGTTGGGTGTGGTTTTGGGGGTGATTTACAAAAGTGGCACAAGTGTGGTGCCAATATCAATATGTGTGATCCGGAACCCACGGCTCTCGTTGAAGCCAAGTCTAGGGCAAAAAATATGCATATGCGGGTGAATTTTTACGAGGGTGACATACACAATTGTCCAAAGCGAAAATTTGACGTTGTCTGTTTCAACTTCTCGTTACACTACATCTTCAAGACTAGGGATCTCTTCTTCAGTTCCATCCACGAAATCCGAAAACGCGTAAAACCAGGCGGACTTTTGATCGGTATCATCCCAGATTCAGAAAAGATCATATTCAAAACACCGCTTCAAGATGACATGGGAAACTTCTTCAAACTCAAAGATCATGGGAATGGTGGATTTGGGGAGAAGTTGTTTGTGCATCTCACGGACACCCCCTATTACGCAGAAGGACCCAAGTCGGAGCCGGTCGGATACAAAGACCTGTTGGTGACACACCTAGAGGAGCTTGGTTTCAAATTACAACTTTGGGAGGGTCTTCGGGGTAACCCAATCTCAGAGTTGTACAGTAAATTTATCTTTGCTTATACTAGATGATACCCTTTTTAGTATTGATCGTGATCAACCTGATCATACTTTTCATGATACGTGAACCAGAGAATTTCACAGAAGTGAAAAAGAGGTACAAAATTCTCAGAGAACATATTGAGAAAACGAATAATGAAAAGTTTCGTGTATTGATACGCCCAATTCCCTTGACAGCACTGAGGAAGATGTCAGGGACGGTGGGTTACAATGTCAATAAAGGGGCGGACATAACCATATGTATAGATGGTGAAGTGAATGAGATTATGCACGTGTTGATTCACGAGCTTGCCCACAGTACGGTGCCCGAGTGGACACATTCCGAAAACTTTTGGAACAATTTCATGGAGTTGAGGGGTGTGTGTGAATCTATAGGAATTTACACTAGATTACCAGACAAGACCAAATTCTGCGGTCAATACATTCAGGATAAATAAAATCTCGTAATAAGATAAATGCAAACTCCTGTTAATGATATGTTAGCAGCGATTTTTTCGTGGGTTGTGTTCTACGCGGTTACACAAGTCCCCAAGCACACTGATAACTACTACGCAAACCTAATCTTCTTAACCGTTGTTATTCCTAACGCCGCTCGTGCCATTGTTGGTGATATTCCCCGTCTCGCAGTCGATCGCTCTTTCTTTGCTATGGCGACCCTTTTCGCGCTCATCATCACCTTCGCTATTAACGAATGGTGGAAGCGTTCTAAGGATACTGTCAAGAATTTTCATAAGAGTGATAGAAGGAAGCATTTGGAGTTGAACGGTGTTTTAGCTACCGCTTTCATTGGTGGTGCTTTACTTACCTACTTCAGTGGCATAGATAATTCTATCTATAACAACATGATGCAGGCTTAAGCCCTGATAATGTAGCTCTTCGCAAAGAAGAAGATGAGAGCGGCTACTCCTCCAGTAGTCGCTAAACCAACCATACTTCTACCCCCTTGTTCGTTAAGGAACTTGGGGATAGAGGTCGCAAGACGATCCTGAATGGGCTTGCTAACAGCAATAGCAGTACAAACCGCTACAACGAGAGAAGTAAGCTGATCATCGGTGAGATTGAGAGGGTTTTTGCTCTCAGGAGCCTCCTCCTTATTTTTTTGGGAGGGGGAGGGATAAGCAGCTTGAGGTTGAGCAGCAACCATCTGAGGCATAACACCTTGTACCCTGGGGTCCTCTGTCATCGCGGGTGGTTCCATCATAATGTCATTAATGGGTGTAGAGTCCATCGTGTCTTTATTTGTACCCATATTTTTTTCCTCTTGTTTAAACGCTGTAGAAGGTTTATCTTGGGTCTGTAATGGTACCATACCTTCACCATCGTCGAATAGGTTCATAGTGTACACGTGTTCGGAAGACATGTTATTATAATCCTATTTTTTCTTGAAGTGTTAAGTGACGCGCCTATTTCTTTTTCGTAATCGTGAGCTTGGTTTTCTTCGTCGTCTTTTTGGCGTCCTGTTCTATTTGATTTACATGTTTTGGGTTGTACATCTTTTTATGCATATTCCAAAGTTGAGGGCTACCAACCCTGAAGTTTTTTCGAAGAGTTGCCTTGTACCAAAATACACAATCCTGAATCTTGTTAGATTTTACAGTATTATCTAACACGAGGCATTCATAATTTTCTGTGCAGGCATCCATCACCTTACAAAACATATCAAAAGAGGGGAATATACCAAAAAAGGATTTGTAAAGCTTCTCTCTATTCTGAATGATGTTCTCCCTGAGAATGAACACATAATCCACGTTAGCTCGCAATGCTGGTGGTAAATCCATTACATACTGCATCGTCAGCATAAAGAATATCTTCCAGTGCCTACCATTCATAAAACACTGTCGTATACATGTGTCCTTTAGAAACTTGGAGTCATACATACAATCATCCAAAAGCATAAAGGCTCCACAATTCTGTTTTCCCCCACCCACCAACTTTCTCTGTCTAGCCATAACTCTCTCTATCGCCTCCCTGTCGTAATCGCCATAAACGAATAGGTCAGGAATGAATTCGGAATAAAAGTGATTTCCCTCTTCTGTCCCAGAAAGCACTATTCCCGCTGGTAAATGTTTCTTATGATACATAATGTCCTTAACTAGGGTTGATTTACCTGTGTTACGCTTTCCTATGAATACACAAACCCGATCATCAGTGATCGTCTCGGGTTTGAATTTCTTCAACTGAAGATTCATTCTAGTATAGCGCTCCGTTTTATTTACCAAAATTTTACTCATATACAGTAGGAATGGCTGGTCGATTAAGACTCGCTACATCAGGAATCCAAGATCAGTGGTTGACTGGTGAACCACAGTTTTCATATTTCCTGATGAATTTCAAGAGACATACGAAGTTTTCGTTCGACTATGTAGAGAGTCAGTTCGATGGAAAGATTGATTTCGGTAGTCTTCTCACATGTAGGGTTCCTAATGATAAAGGGGATCTGATCAAGAACTTTAACCTTAAGGTTACTCTCACAAATCCAAATCCCAGTGCCAACGTATGGACTAAATCTATAATATCACATCTTATAGATTACGCTGAATTGGTTATTGGTGGACAAGTTGTACAAAAGATTACAGGGGAATACATTTACATGTATCAGCAGCTTCATAGCACCAATGACGATATTGAACAGACTCTGTACTTCTTAAATGGACATGGTAACATACTTTCATATACGGGTGAATACTCTTACTTTTTAGACTTACCATTCTATTTCTATAGAAACCCTAGCCTATCTATACCGACGTGTGCCCTCAGAAAACAAATCGTAGAAATTCGTATCAAAACGAGACCCCTAAGGGAACTTATACACTTTGGTGCACCAGAAACGATTAATGCTTCTATAAAGAAGTTCTCGTTGGATACAGAATTTGTGTATCTCACTGATGATGAGAAGGGGTTCTTGGTATCTAGACCAATTGATTATGTCATTACACAACTTCAAATTGCCAAGTTCAAAATGAACCCGGGTGAAAACAAAAAGTCTGTGATGTTGAAGTTTTCACACCCCGTAAAGGAACTCATGTTTGTATCACAATCAGAGGATTCAGTTCAAAATAACTATCCAAATCAGTACAATACTATTACGAATGCTGAACTTCGGTTTAACAATGAGGTTGTATTCAATCGGAATAATCTGTTTCTGACATATGAACAGTCTCTTAAACATCACATAAACGCTCCACAAGCTTCTACTACCTCCAAATTTGGTATGTATTCATTCTCATTACATCCGGAACTGTATTATCCAACTGGTCAAGTTAATATGAGTAGAATAACTCATAAACTGTTTACAATTGAGATTGATCCATTAACTACGACAGATTATAATAACACGCGGGTGTACGCCATAAACTACAATATCCTCAGATTTGAGAGTGGATTAGCCGGTTTAAAATTTTAGGTGGATATAGTAGTAATGGCTGGTAAACTTCAGCTGATGACATCTGGGTCTCAAGACAGGTATTTCACAAGGAATCCAGACTACAGTCATTTTGTGGAAGCTTTTAAAAAGCATTCAAACTTTTCCACACAATATGACGATTTGGATCCAGAGAACGAAGCGGATTTTGGGAAAAAGATTAGGTTTAAGATTCCCCAAAACCAAGGTGACTTGTTAAAGACTATAAGTTTGAAGTTTACCCTCCCAAATCTTCAACCATTAGCTGGTTCTCTAGTTTATATAGAATCTGTTGGTCACGCCATAATTGATCACGTGGATCTTATTATAGGTGGTACCATAGTCCAAAGACTTCATAGTGACTATCTTCAAATATACTCAGAACACAACGTTACACAAACTAAACAAAAAGCTCTTGAACAACTTGTGGGTAAGTATTCACTTAGAACGAGTGATAAAAAGGTGAGTGAAGTGGTTAATTCAAAGGGTATTATTCTTGGATCTAGACCAGAGGGTACATTTGGTACAGATTCAGATGAAAACTTCTTTGTTGATTTACCGTTCTATTTTTATAAGAACCCGGAACTCGCTATACCCTTATGTGCCATAAAACAACAAGAAGTGGAAGTTGAAGTTACACTTAGGAAAGCACAAGATGTAATTATAACGACGAGCGGTGATTACCAAACACTCACAGTTCTCCCCAGTATCAAGGACTTCAATCTTTGTGTGGAATCTGTATTCTTGGACAAGACTGAACGAACCAAAATAGAGAAAATGAAGAAGGACTACATCATAACCCAATTACAACAGAACGTATTTGATATGGGTGTCGGTGTCAACGAGGAAACGTTTAAACTCGACTTTAGAAACCCAGTCAAGGAACTCTACTTTGTTGTTCAGAGGCATGGGAGTAACGTTAACGCGGGATCGTATAACTCTAATCCAACTATAGCCAATTCAAATTACCAGGGTAACTTTGTGACACCATTTGATTACGATAACACGGCTCTTACGGCTAACAACAAGCGCATTCTTTACGAGAACCTCAATTATCTCACTCTAAAGTTTGATGGTCAGGACATTATTACAGAGGAAACTGGCAACGTTCTTATGTTAAAAGCTGTCCAGGCGGCGATACATCACTCCAAGACACAACTCATTAGGAGATTCTATTCTTATAGCTTTGCTTTACAACCAGAGGAGGCCTATCCAACTGGACAGATAAATATGAGTAATATAAAAGAGCAAATACTCCACCTAAGTCTAACATCGTGTCCAGATTTTACCAGACAAATTAAGGTATACGGAGTGAGTCACAACATTCTCCGTGTTGGTGAGGGAATTGCGCAATCTCTTTTTACTCTTAAATACTAAAGATGAATATGCAAAGTGGTTTTGGTGACGCTGGTGACAGAATGGCTGAACAGTACATTGAAACAATGACTAACATTCTTCTTCCTGTTTTTGAAAAGGGTACCTTACTCGCAGCCGAATATTGCAAGGCTTGTGGGAGAGACACGTTACTCTCAGAAGACATGGAATATGCGATGAAATACTGTGCGATGAACGCAGTTGGTGAGACGGTTGGAACTATGTTCCCAGATCTATACGAAGACTCTGATGACTCAGAGGATGATGAGATGGAGGTTGTAGACGCGAATGAGTGTCCCACATTTGAGAGATACTCAGGTGCTGATCCACAGTTCATACAGATTAACGAGGCATACGATCGTTGGGATTCGTGGGTGCCACAAAACCCGACAGAACAGATGTTAAAAAATGCTATTAATAGTAATGAGCCAATGGGAGCCTGAAGGTTGGAACTTTTCTGATTCAGGAGTAAAATTACATATTTATGGTGAAAACGACGATTCGGACAGCAGCTCTAGCGGAGATATATCAGGGGACGATCAACTCTTTGCGAATTCAAAAAATGTTAAAAAGACTAAATATAAGAAAATTGAAAAGGAAGAATTGTTACCAGAATAAATAATTTTCCTAACCTATAGTATACTACTCACGATGAAGGCGGCGATGCAAACTGTCACCCTTGTTACCCAGGAGCTGGAGACCCAGTCTCTCAACGCGATTGTTGCCGGTTTCTCTTTCGCGGCGGCGATGTCCTGGATGGATGTCGTTCGTTTCATTATTAACCAGGTCATTAAGGTGCCCAAGAACGGTGGCGCCCAGTACGCACTCACTGCGGTGCTTACTACCCTCCTCTCAGTCGCGGTCTACATGATGATCTCCACCGTGTCTACTCGCGTATCCAAGCCTGCTCAGCCAGTCTACGCCATTACCCGCTAAGTGGGTGGTGGTGGTGGTGGGACTTTAGATCCCCCTTTCATAAGAAACATCAATACAATGCCGAAGAAGGCAATAATGCCTATGTAAATATAGACTTCCTGGTTGTACAGAATCTCACTTCCCAGATTCTTTACTTTCTCCTTTTTCTTCTTCTTTTTCGCAAACTTATCCAATGGAACTTTAGTTAGACCCTCAAGCTTGTCCGTGGAACACTTAATCTCAAACTTTAAGACGTGTTCGGTGTTACCAACTTCATACGTTGTAAGAACGCCGTTATTCATATACAAAAATTCAATTCCTATATCTTTGATAACCTTCTGTGGTCCTGAGTGAAATCTGTGTACGAGAGGATCATCAGAACCGTTAAATGTTATACTGGTTGTACCATCGAGAAGTATATGGCCAGTGTAATGTGGAGTTCCTACATACACAGATTGATTAAGTTCATCTGATCCTGAAGACAGTCTCAAAATTAAGGAATTTGGTGAAGGTGATTGAGGTGTAGGGATACGTGCAGACATAAGTCGTATCTCCTCGACGTGGTATATGGGATTTTCTAACGCAATGACGTAGTTATTAGAATTTGGGTATACACTCGAATCACGCTGACTACTATCTATGTTAAGGGTATGGACCTTCATTAAAATATAGGTACAATATTTTAATGAGTGTTTTCAACATTTGAAGTCAAATATTTAACGATAGAGGGCGTGTGAAAGAGGGTTGTTTTGTAACTGCTTGGCAGCGAGACCAAGATTCTTGGAGTTGGGATTTTCATTACCCTTGTAAGGGTTGAACTGATGGAACGTCTTGCTCTGGTACTGTTGAGTCCATCCACCGTCAGCTGCATTCATACGTCCATCAATACGTGAGGTGTCACTGCGAACCGCGGTAAGTTTACCACCCTGCTTGAGGGCGCTCTCACGAACATTCATACGACCAGCGTTGCCCATCCGGTTTGGCTTACCTCTACGATCTTCTGGGCGGAAACCATACTTGGCAAGTTCTTCATTGGTCTTAGCACTGACCCGGCTAGCAGCACCAGTGGCGTAAGCACCATGGAAACTGTGAATACCTGGGGCTGGCTGGTTGTTGTACATGTACTGCTCATCGTTGCGGTCAGCCTTGAACCTTGTGGGATCTTGGGCGAGTGTTTGAGCCGAAACCATACGCTTGGCACCATTGTAACCTAAGCCATCATTGCGCATACCAGTTTCGGAACGGTTGGTAGTTCTCTTAGTTCTCTCATGCTCGTTACGGGGAACGACACCAGTCATACCCTGAGCACGACCAGCCATAGTAGGTAACCTAGAGGGTAAGTAGGAGGTTGTTTCGGGTTTGTTATGAGTAAGTTGACCAACCTTCGCAGAGCGACCACCGGTAACATCCGCAGCTGGACCAGAACGTCCTGGTAAAGTTGTTAAGCGGTACTCACCAACGTTGATAGGATTGACCCTAAACATCTGCTGATACCCACCAACAGCTGGCACGTTGGCATCAACACCTAGACCGGGACCGACTAGTTGCTTCTCTACTGGAGAAAGGTTATTCATACGCCCCTGATCAAACATACGACCACGCATGTCAAGTAATTCTTGTCCACCACTTCGTTGCTGACGACCAATATCCGCGAAACTTTCCATCTCCCTCTTGGATGGGACTTCTACTCGGGAAACAAAATCATTCTCTTTGAATGTGGGAGGAAGAGCGGGACCAGCCCCACTATCGTTTGCTAATGTGATATTTGCCTCTGGACTATAGTTTTCAGTCTTGGACTTACTTAAAGTCCTTCCAGCATAAACGAGACCAGCTACGGCTAAAACCGAAATAGGATCAGCCATTCTTATTTCTTACTGACATTTTTATTAACATATCTTTTCTGGAAAAGACCATTTTGAAGATCAGCGCGGGTGCTGGCGGGTTCATATTTGATGGTGCGAAGAGGAACCTTACATTCCATGTTGGAGAGAGGAAAGAGATTGCGCTCATACGTCTGAATGATGTGCTTGTTGAAACGGGAAGTAGATTGGGGTCTAAGTTCGTCACTCGTATCGATGAATTTCGCTGGAGCACCCTTGCCAGCCATATACGGTGCGGTACCATACAACATAGTATTGGGACGGGATCCATAATTTAATTGACTGGGCTGAGGGTAAACGAAAACTTCATCGGTAGCTTTAACTGGTGGGACAGCACCCTTGTTCTCGATAATAGAAAGACCTGGTTGAAGCTGATACGCCATTTATTATTACACGAGAATATTAATCTAACTATAGGTTCCGCCACCACCTCGCACACGACCACCACCTCTGAGACCTCTCACATCCCCATCGGAACCAATTCCGGCAAAGGCTTCTAATTGGACACCCCTTGCATCAGGGTTGCAAAACTTCGAATCACTCTTACACATGGGAGAATTCTTGGGACCATACAACCACTCAGCGAACTTGGTCTGATCGCCTGGAATTTTTGACACTGGTGCAGTAACAAACTGACGCTCGAAAGCGTTGCGCTTGTACATGGGTAAAGCGGATCGAGAACGCCCAGAATCAAACGAAACCTGATCACCACTGAATTTTTTAATTAAAGGCTGGGCTGTGGCATAATAGCAGGCTTCCAGACGATTTGGGGCATCTGTGTAATCTGTCATGAGTACGTTACCAAGGGGATTTTCCTTGGTAGGTTTCTGACATACATTCGCCTTGTCGGTGGAACCGTATGGCTCCTTGACAAGTTTCGCCTTGTACATCACGTAAATGATAGATAACATCGTTGCACCTAGAACGAATATACGAGGATCACGGCGAATCACGAATAAAACACACATGGTGTAAATAATAAAACGTGATGCAGAATTGATCCTATCCTCTGGTGTTTGTTTGCTGTTAGGCCAGAACTCTAGAATTTTTTTATTACTGACAAGTTGTTGAGGATCTTCGAACCAAACTTTCATTTAATATAGATGAGGTTTATTTTTTGGGGAGACGGCGAGTACCATTCTTTTTAGGAGCGCCCAAATCCATATCTCCCATACCGGCCATCATACCAGACATAGAACCCATCATCTTCATAAGTGCATCCTGATTAATGTCACCACCGTCACCTGACGCCATCTTATCAGCCACATCCTTGGCCATAGCCTCAATGGCGGTAAGAGTATCCTCAGGTACAGATTGAATAGTGGTTCCTAGAATGTACAAAGTCTGAAGATACTGCCAAACAGCATCCTTGGTACCATCACTCATACGCTTCCACAGATTAATGATATCCAGTTCATTTAAAAAGTCAATATCCTTGGAATGAACGAGGATGAACTGCTCATCCTTGGCAGAGACACTATCCGCGTGGGGTTTAACACTATCCATGAACCCATTAACTATGAGACGAGGACTTGTACTCTTAAGAAGGTCGAACGAGGTTAACATCTTCTTAATGCTTTTTTCATCTGGAAAAGTCTTGTGCAATTCCACAAGAAATTGCCCCATCATGTCATTAAACGCAGTGACGGACGCCATTTTCTTAATAGTACGGTGTAATCTTTAAGTTAGAAAGGGTCGTTAGAAATAACCTCTTTTTGACCAAGACCATTCACTACAATCACGTATACGAGAATTGCTACGAGCACGGCTGGTTTGGTGTATTGATTCATTTCTAATTTACCTTCATTATTCAAATACGCTTTGAGGTGAATATAACCCGCTGTCGTAGCACCGGCAATTAGGCCCGCGTATACTGGGTCACGTAAATAGTCGGAGAGTTCCATTTAATTATAACCAACTTTTTTTGTACGGTAGTCTGGTGCGTCTCCAAATAATACATCATCTTCCTGCTGAGGTTGTGGCTGTGGTTGTGGCTGCGACTCTGGTTCTGGTACTTCCATTGGATCGGGTGATTGAACACCTGGTACAGTCTTGAATTCATTATCAAACTCACCTGGCTCCTCCATTTCAGGATTCCCCATTGGCTGCATTTCCTGGAGTTCCTCTGGGGAGGGTTCCATACCACCTTCTGGTTCTGGTTCTCCCTCTCCATCAAATACGTCGGGATCCTCTGTATCTTGAACATCCCCATCTAAATCTATATCTCTAGACTCTTGGGACATGTACGTCTGTAAAATCTGTTGAACTGGGATTAACTCCTTCACAGAGTTTTCAATAGCTGTACAGAAACGAGTAGTTAACTTCTCATCTCGGTGGTAGATGCTCTGATCCTCGTGGAAAACATAGGGATCGCGGTAGAGATCTTTGGCGATGTTATTATAGCAGGTTTGAATGAAAACCTCATTTGTTGGTAGCTTCAGAGATATCTTCTTGTTGTCAGCCTTGAGGCGGACCGCAGAGAGAATCTTTGTACAAGCAACAAAGACAGCCGCTAAAAGATCACTAAACCAAGCGCATCGGTTTGCGATGTTATCCGAATGTTGTTTAGACATAGCGTTAGACCAGTTTGGAACCTCTTGGAGTAACTTCTGAAACATCATGAGATGCTTCTTCCCCTTGGAGATAGTATGAGCCTCCGCATACATATCATTGAAAACGTCAATCATAGGTGGACACATAATAATGCACATTTGCCCGAGATATTCCTTCTTCGCCTCGACGAGCACATTCAAATTGTCCATTTATGATTAAGTAGGTTTAAAAATCAAATTTTACTACGCACTTCTCCTGTACTTGTTGGCCATCTTCTTCAGATTCATAAGATCTGGGAAGGCCACCTCTTCATCATCTTCTTCACGTTCTTTCTTCCTTTTTGGTACTATCCAAGACACATAAATGTCATATTCACTTATAAGTTGTACAGTAAAGCCACCAAGTTGAAATTGTCTAACAACATAACGAGCAGCGGCTCCTCTATCAAAAACTGGGTATCCTATCAAAATCACTGGAACAGTCAAGAATATCTGTTTATGACCAAGTTCTACACACTGTTTAATCTTGGATGAAAATTGTTCGTAAATTTTCGTATAGATCTCTTTCCGTATTCTTTTTCTCTTATCATCAATTTGTATTATGTCATTGATGTTGATCATTACAATTAGCTCAATTTATTTTTTATCAAATCTAACTCACCAACATTAGGGACTGCACTTTCCTTGACAAGTTTGTAATCGATAAACTCTTTACCCATAGAACCCTTGGTATACACCTTCACCTTGTCAGGTGCCTGGTCACTGAGGGGTTGAGAACGAAGAGAAATCAACTTAAGTTTTCCGTTGCTGATGCTAAAGGTTGAGATGACGGCGAAACCGAACGAGAAACCATCGTTGCGAACCACCATGAAAGTGGCTTCGTAAAGTTGACCAGTCGTACCCTCGTATACCTTAACGGACTGAGTTTCGATGATGTAAGTGGAGAATCCAAGGCGTTTAGTGATTTCCTTATTTGTTTGAAGAACTAATTTCTCCATGGTGTCGTGGTCAACTTTACCCTCGACCTGAGAGTAACCAGAGAGATCTGGTCTGGGGTCGTTAAGCTTGACATAATCAACAGGCTTCTTGTACCCTGAGAATCCAAAGGTATCTGTGAAATTTTCACGCCTGATCATAGTCAGGATGAGTAACATAAGTAAAACGCCGATGACGATCTTGAATGAATCCATCTTTACTATAATGCGTTAATTTTTTTTTACAAAATACCCCATATACTAGTAGATGTCTCTGTTGATATATAGCCCAAGGTGTAAACACTCTATGGATATCGTCCAGTATATCAATGGTAATCAACAATTGAAACAATTAATACATTACCACAACGTGAACACACAGGGTATACCTCCCCAGTATAAGACTAAAATAAACCGCGTACCGACTATGCTTACTAAAAATGGAAAGATTCTTGTAGGTGGAGAAATTAAGAACTGGCTTGACTCCCTCCTACCCAAAAAGGATATTGAACATGCTGGATTTGGTGGTGGTGTGTGCTCAATGTCAACAATAGATGGAAATGATAGAGATCCGAACATGTTTTATATAGATAACTACGGTCAGTCTCTTCAGCCAGCTATGACAAAGGAATTAGAAGACAAAATCGGTAGAGACGTCAATAAAGGAGAAGTTTATACAGATTTAAAGATGTAACGCGTTTTTTGAATAGTCATGAAATTAGTTTCTATACAGGCCTCGGCCTTTAAGTCTACATTTGAAGTTTTAAAGGATATTCTCAACGATGTAAATATCTACTTTCGTCCACAAGGTATGTATATAGTTACTCTAGATACGGCGAGGACATCCCTCATTGACCTGTTCCTAGCTGCTGATAACTTTGAGGAGTATCAATGTGATCAAGAGGAGATAATCGCTGGTATCAATATTTCCAACACCTTCAAGCTCATGAAAACGATTACGAATAATGATGTCATCAAACTTGAGATTAATTCCAAGGAGTTTATGGATATTGAGATTACAAGTGAATCCAAGAAGACGAGTACTAAATTTCAACTCAAACTCTTGGATATTAACGAAAATAGTATAGAAGTTCCCGATGTTATGATGTCTACTATCACGACTCTACCCTCTGCCGATTTCCAAAGACTTTGTCGTGACATGTCCAACCTTGGTTCGGAAATTGAGATTAAGAGGGATGGTAAACTTCTTCACCTTTCATGCATGGGGGATTTCGCAAATCAGGAAACCTCAATTGAGTGTCCTGATGATAGCCCTAAAATATCGGGCTTATACAGTCTAAAATACTTGAATATCTTTACAAAGGCGACGAGTATGTGTGCGTCTGTGCAAATTATACAAGAAACGGGTAATAGATTCCTAATCTTGAAATATAATGTCGCTAATTTGGGAGAGCTTAAATTTTACCTAGCTACTAAGGTAGCCGAAGATCTGTAGTAAATCCACTTGTTGTTTGAATCACCTTTTTCATACCTAACCCATTCATTAGAATGATTCTCGGTATTTCATCCTTTAGGTATTCAGGATCATAATATAAAAAATCAATCAGTGAGACCTTTTGTCCATGGAAGTCGTTCCTAGGACCGGCGTACCGTTTCACCTTTTCAGTAATGTTTCTAATTGGCTTATCATCATGGTCAACTATCCAAGCACTACTCAAAGGGATATTAAATGTCATACCAGTTGGTTCTTCTTCACCTGGTGTAAAGTTGATGTTATTGGATACAACACTGTATATCTTGCCGTTGAAATAATATTTAACTCGTAGAATGATGTGGTCAACGTTTTGGGGTATTGTCGTGTTTCTAAAATCTTCACCTGTGACATCTACGTAAAAGTTATCCAATATACCATCCCAATCCTTACTTTCCTTTTCCCAAAACTCATCCTCCACCAAGTACTTCATGTCAGTGTTTACTGTATATTCAATTTCTTCTGACACAATACTGTAATCATTTGGAGTAACAAGTTTTTTATAAAAGAAATAAAGGTTACTTAAAAGTTTGACCAACATCCTTATATAAGAATGGAAGGTAATTTTTTAAGTAGATATAACAACAAAGTAGAAGAATGGACAGAGCTGATCACGAATGATCCTAAAAACAAATCCAATTATGAAAGAGAAATGTCTGATTACATGATAAAGTGTATGCCGTTTATTGAAAGACATATGAATGGTGATACACAAACGACTGAAACAACACACACAGATAATGTATTTAACTTAAAAGAAACTGTTGGTCTAGCTAGAAAAGATATTTTCACAGATTATCTAGTTGAGGTGGAGAATAAGAATATATCTAGACCAGTGGAGCGAACGGTTGAGATGTGTTCACACTGTGAATATAGTAACATTATTCTCGTTCAAAATACAAGTGATTTGATATGCGATGGTTGTGGTAGAGTTGTTGCAGCCCATATAAACGAAGAACTTACCTATCGTGAAGAGCAAGAGACATCTGAGAAGATCGTAAACTATTCATACAAGAGAGAGAATCACTTTAATGAGTGGTTATCTCAATTCCAGGCACAGGAAACCACGACTATACCTCCTGAAGTTATGGAACAACTTAGATCAGAACTCAAGAAGATGAAAATTAAGAATCTAGAGGATATTACCCACGCGAAAATTAGGGGACTTCTCAAGAAGCTTCGTCTCAATAAATACTACGAACACGTACCATACATTACTAACATACTAAACGGTATTAAACCACCGAACATGCCCTCGGAGTTGGAGGAGTGCCTACGTTTAATGTTCAAGGATATTCAACGACCTTTTGATGACAATTGTCCGACTGAACGCAAAAACTTTTTGAGTTACTCATATGTACTCTACAAGTTCTGTGAACTTCTCTCCGAGGATGATTACTTACAGTACTTCCCCCTCCTCAAATCAAAAGAAAAGCTGTATCAACAAGATGTCATATGGAAGAAAATCTGTCATGACCTCAAATGGGAATTTATTCCCACAGTATAAATTTGGCACCTAAGTTCTTTCACTGTTGATCCAAAACATCCCACCATGACGACGACATGGGCACCATCTGAAGATTTTCGTCTCGCATTTTTCCAAAGTACATCACCGTGTTGTTCAGATGTACAACGTATAATATATGATACCGTTCTTCCTTTCGAATGTAAAAGAGAAGCAAGAGAGAAACAAAAAAAGAGATTACTACGTACTACCCAAATGCTACGCGATCTCTTCCTCGTCGTTTCAGCTATTATATTGGGATTTGGGGGGTGGACACAATACTTAATTAGCACAGTTACTTTTGTAGAAACTACTAATCCAGGTCGTATAGGACTTGTAGATTTTTATAAAAATAATATTATATACTAAATGGCAGTGATTTTTATGCTTAGTACCAATGGGTATCTCAGTCAACATGGATACGTAGATGTTAAGAAAAAGACCAAACTTTCTAGACATCGCGCGTTGATGCGGGTTTTCCGTTCAGGTGAATCACCATTACGTTTATTTCGAAGACTTCATGCACTCGTGATTCTTTTTAAAAACAAGGATCCGAAACTTTCCAAAATTTTTAAAGAGGACAGAGATTGGGTTAAGAAAAAGTTGATGTAGATAAAGATCTTTATCTTCTAAAAAAGATTTTTCGAAAAAAAAATATTGAAATATATTAATGTGGTTACTCTTAGGATTAGCACTTTTGTTAAACACTCTTGTTGGGAGATTCATATCTAGGGTAAGGGGTGAGGGTTTTGGTGGAAAAATTAGAGATGTTGGATTTGATGTGTTACCAGACCTTACCAAGTATGAAGTACTTCATGATGTGACGTTGATTGTACCACTTGTTCTCTTGGTTCTTAATTGGAACAAGATTAATCAAAATGGGTACATATCCTTCTTGACAACTATGTATTTCATGAGGGCTCTCTCAAATGTGGTGACCCAATTCCCCCGTGCAAAGTCTAAACCATGTAATGAGGGTAGCCCACTTTCCAACTGTAACGATTACATGTTCTCTGGGCACACCACCTTCAACATAGTCACTTCATACTTCTTGAATAATGGTATGTTCCCCATTTACCCCATACTTTCATCCCTCACAACAATTTCTACGAGGGCACATTACAGTGTTGATGTTCTTATGGCTTGGATTATCTTTTTCGCACTTAAGTCCAGGATTAAAGGATAAATTATAAACATAAATAATGACAACTGACGACGAACAACTTCTTCTCGCACTTTACGAAATTGAAAATGCGCGTCCACATATACTTTCTTACCTAGATCGCACCTATGAAGATCAAGCAGTTCAACATTGTGTAGATCAAGCTAAACATCATCTAAAATTGGTGCACGAACTGTTGGAAGGAGCTGTGTTAAATCCGCAGACACATTACGATGATGCTCGTACATTTTATCAAACGCTTTGGAAAGTTCTCCCTCTGATGACTTTAATGCAATCTTTCGAACTTCCACTTCCCGACCCGGTTGAAGAGGGAAGTTCACCAGATACGCCGTCCTCAGTCCTGTCAAGTCAAGATATTTTTGAGCTTGTAACTCCATCCCATCAGTCAGAGCCCTAATAGCTTTTAGTTCTACTATTGTAGTGTCATCTATGATAATATCAGCTCTCAATTGTCCAACTACATGACCCCTAAACCTGACCAATATATGTCTCTCAGATTCATATGGAACTCTTTTCTCCCTTAGATACACTTCGGCAGCATTGTGATATACTCTCTCACTGTAACCAGGACCCAGTTCAGAATATATCTCCTTCATCATATCTTCTATATTTATAGACGTCATCTATAAAGAAATGTTTAATTTTCTCTATATATGTTAAGATGCCCCAGTCAAGTGATTTTTTAAAGAGGATAGCTAAACAAGATCGTGAATTGGAACGAATCATAGCCACTATAACTAATATGAACGCATTCACTAGAAATTTTCGAAATGAAGCTGCGAGAAAAATACAAAAAGCTTGGAAATCCGGAAGAAAGAGGGAAGTTAGACAACTTATGAGAAATCGGCAAGCTGGTATTGTGGATAGTCTCGCCAATGAATTGAAAAAACTTAATTTGACAAACAAAAATAAAAATGGAAATGTCACCATGACTAACGCTCCTCCCCTTCCTAAGAAGAAGCGTAAAAGTGCTAATAGTAACAGTAACAGTAACAATAATCAAGCACGTGGGTACAGAAAGAGACAAGTCAATCTACCCAACATAAATATTGGTGGTGGAGGTATGGGATGTGGATATGCGGGTATTCCACGGTATATGCAAAGAGCCCAAGAAAGATTTGACAACGCGAATGTAGTTTCAGCTTTCTTAGACTACACTATTGCCACTAATCAATACGGTATATTGAAGAATATATCAAAAATATTGAACCGACGTGGTGCGGCAAATACATCTTCTAGAATTTCAGTGGGTAAGCAAATTCACTTCTTCATGGTTGGTATACGTGATGTGGACAAGGCACACGCAATTAGTGTCTTAGTTGATCCCGGTGTTCACACGAGTGAATTTAGAATGTGGGTGTTTGACCCCCATGGTCAGGCCTCCAAGAGTTCCATTTGGGGTACAACTATGCGTCAAAAAGTTGTACCAATCATTAAGGATTTATGGGGTTCAAACTTCGTGGTTAGATATTACGGTGGTCCTAATTTACAAGCAGATAACAACAGGGGTGTATGCACAACCTTCTACGCCACTTTCATGGACTATATTCGCGCCCTCATAGCTGGAGAAAATATCAATGGAATAACTCGTTTTGCGGCACAAGATTCTACTGCTAGAAGAAAATACTTCTTAAATTTCCCTCCCGAAATTAAAAGTTTAGTTGTAGTTAAAAACAAAACGCGATAAATTCTCAGTGTATAACAGGTTAGTGTCAATGAAATTTAGACTCATGCGCCCAAATATGGCAATAAGAAAGAAGAGAATAAAACTTTCTCGTGAAGTAGTTCATGATTTGAAAGAAGTGAGTAAGTTATCTTATGTCAAACAATGGGAATTTGCTGGTAATATTAAATACAAAAATTTTGAGTTTAGTAAACCAAAAATTGTCACATCAAAAAAACGAAACCGAGTCGAAGGTCCTGAAATTGATAGAGTTTGGTATTCCGAAATGTCATTTCATACACATCCGGGTATTGGTTACCATGATGAAGTTACATGTCAGAATACACCTGTATTCGCAACCCTTCCCAGTAATGCGGATTTCGAAGCATTTATAAAAGGGTTCCCTGAAATGCAAGTCAATATAATTTGTGATTCACACGGATACTACGTTATTAACATCCTTAAATCAGCGTACATGAGGGCATCACCTTTACCTGAGGCTTTACACGAATATATGAGGAATGTGCGTAGTAGACCATTCATGCGTATTTGTGTATTTTCAGATAATGGGATTGAATATTTTCAGACCACTATAAAAAATTGGAAAAGAGAAATTAACGAAAAAATTGATCCAGAAATGATGAAACTTTTCGGAGTATCAATTCGTTATTATGGGTACGACGACGATCCCCCAATTGTTACTGTCTATAGGGATATAGACGTAGTATAGCATCTTCTAATTCATCAACTTCATACCATGCCCAATGACATTCTGATGAGTCCTTGTCAATCTTACAAATTTCCTGTGCTTCTTTTATCGCTTCAGTAAAACGGAAACGAAGTCTCAGATTATCCCTAATTGGTCTCACCTCTACGATACTTGGTCTCTGATACATATTCTCAAGAACATTCCGTCGAGTCTTTGCTAGTTTTATTTTGTACAGACTATTTTCAGAAAAGGTAGCCACACACTTCATCTAACATATGAAGGTATTAAAGTTTTAAGTCCATATATAATTATAGGATGCCCTATAACGTTGAACCCTGTAATTTCAAGTACCGAGTCTCTTCCCTCGAGAAGGTTGTTGATGGTGATACCATTGATGTGAACATTGACTTAGGTTTTGATGTGTGCACAAAGCAACGTGTCCGTCTTCTAGGGATTGATACCCCGGAGTCCAGAACCCGTGACCCTGAAGAGAAGATGTTCGGTCTCATCTCTAAGAAGAAGCTCAAGGAATGGTGTCTAAAAGCGGTCGCGTCTGAGAAGGATGACGTGGAGATCGAACTTCGCTGTCCAGAGGCTGACTCTAGGGGTAAGTTTGGACGCGTACTCGCAGAAGTTTGGGTTTCTGAGGATGGTGTGTGGACCAATGTGAACAAGTGGCTAGTTGATGAGGGATACGCGGTTCCATATGGAGCTGAGAATAAGGCTCTCGTCGAAGGACTTCATCTTGAAAATCGTAAGAAGCTTATTGATCGTGGTGAAGTCACAATTTAACGCTTTCGTCTTCGCATATAATAAATTACGAAAATAATGATTAAAATAGAAAAGAGTATGATTTGATCTTCAAACACGTAATCTAATATCATATTTGGATTGGCTAGTAAATACATAAGATCACTTCTATCAAAAATTTGAGTGAGAGACATGTTGATACCGTGCCCTTGTGTAGCATGCCATGACCACGGTGGAATCATAAGACTGTCACCAGGTTGAAGAGTTACTTTATATATTTTCATTTTGCTATGGTCTAATTGAAAGAAATCCTCCTTAGCAAAATTAGATTTACCCATGTGAAAGGTGCTATTTTTATGGATATTCGGGTTATCATAATTGTTAAAAATATAAACCGTTTTACTTCCAAATAACTGATTCAACACAAAATCTGAATTCACATGTAAATGTAAACCACTCTTATGATCTTTTCCCAAATACAACATAAGTGCCTCAACCTCTTTGGGTTCGGTATTTGGATTTCTTAATGTTTCGAGTAATTTTCTTGGTATTTTCTGTTCAAATAGATCAACTTCTGCACAGTACAAACGGGGTAATAAGTTACGTTTCCAATGTTTAAATAATTTTGGTAGAGTGCTTTTACCCATATCTGCTGCGGTTGTTTCTGTGTCGTGTGTATCATAAATTTCTACAGGTAAAGAAATATTTCCAAACATATCGATTATCTGCTTAGTGTTCATCTTCATAGCTATAGGTTGATACAATCCACGTATTACGGTTGGTTCTTTGATGTTACCCATAAGTAGTGTCTTCTTTTCCTCTGGTGTCATGTTACCATAGATATATGTCGGTAAATCAAGGTATGAACTCATCTATAATAAGCAACATATTAAAGTTTTGATATATATACACAAGTATGTTATGTAGACGACGGTTAAAAATAAAATTTCCGTTTAAAATCCGACCCCGTTTATACATGGTAATAAAAGTTGAAGAAACTATCATAAAGAGAAAAAAACGTCGTAATCGTAAACGGAGAAGAATGAAAACAAAATTAAAGAAAAAGAAGGTAAAACGTATAAATGAGTTTTACTTCGTTCTTTAGAATTTTCGGCAAAAAGGTGATTAGGAAAGCACCTGTTCGCATTTCTGGTGAAAAATTGTGGTACCGTGGTCACAATCTGAGATATATTCAGAAATCTTGGACGCGTGGAGAAAACCTTAGAAGTTTAAAGAATTAATAAGATTGTCTGTTAAGATGTTTGACTGTTTGACTAAGAGACGATTATCTAAAGTGGATGATTCTATTCCAGTTTTCAGTCTAAATAACTATAGGGGGTACGCTAGAATAACCAGTGTGTACGATGGTGATACTTTTAAAGCGTGTATCATTCTTCATGGGTGGGTCAAAAAATTCATTTTTAGAACTCTTGGATACGACGCCCCTGAGATGAAACCACGATTGATTATTGATAATAGAGAACAATATATACGAGATGCTATTCTAGCACGAGAGATGTTCAAGGCGGAGTTAGGTTTTGATTCTTCTGCACCACATCAATGGTGGAATCCATTCATGTGTAGGAATAAAGTCAATGGGTGGGTGTGGATCGAGTGCTATGCGAATGATAAGTATGGTAGAACCCTAGTTAATGTATTCAAAAATAAACCGTCGTGTGATATAATAGACCCAACATCGGTAAATGATATCATGATTAATTCAGGTTTAGTAAACCCATATGACGGTAAGACGAAAAAACAATTTATATAGAGTAAGGGTATTTTCTTACCCATAAATTACAAATCCATTTATCACCAGACTCTACAGGTTTCCCGCCATGTAAAGCTTTGGATGTTATGAAATTGTAGTTGTCTAATGTATCAAAAAAGAGTACATCTCCAGCATTAAGTTTATAGGACTTGTTGAGATTTGGAAATACAGTTTCACCACCTCTGTATCCATCATTTAGTGCTATGATAAAAGTGTGTACTCTCATGTTATCATCATCTTTGAATGCGTCTTGATGTGGTTTGTAATGACCTCCGGATTTATATTTGAGAACCTGTAACTTTTCACAGTTGGTTATAGGTCTATCTGTATGTTTCAAACATCTATTTATCACGTTACGGACGACTTTATCATCTTTATCTAACCACGCAGTTTCACTCTTACGAATGTTTTCGTCCACTGTTTTACTATGTGAGATTGTGGACGTTTCAAGTTTATTTGTAGCTTCACTTATGATATGACGCCTTTCCGACTCCGATAAAAAGCTCCTTATTACTCTGGGTTCTGGATAAATTGGTAACAGGTATAGAATGAGTAGAATGAGTGCGACCACAATTAATTTACCCTTCATCTTAATATTTACAGATAAAAATTTTTGGGCGTTACACAGTTATATCTAGTACGAATACTATTGAAAACTTCATTCGCATACAAAAATAACTTATTTATCATATCAATGATTTCGGTTTCACGTTCTGGATCAATAATAAATTGTCTAAGAAGGTCACCACCAGAATGAGTCAACATCTCGTATATGTCTGATAGATCTCTCATCTTGTCTTTGAATTTTTCCTGTCTTTGTAAGAAAACCTTAAAATCGTTCTCAATTAGTTCATTTAACATGTAAGACACTCGGAGACTTAGATTATTTACAGGTTCTACGTCTATGTACATATTCTCGCGTTCCGCGAAGAATATATACGAAGCTAAATTCATTATATCATTAGATGAACCAACCTCCCTTAATTCACGGTACGTGGGTATACCACCACAAGGAATGTCACCATGTTCCCTAGATGTTCCACCTTTTCGTTTAAATTCTATGTAATGTGGATTGTGGATACGTCCAGTTACAATCTCACCTGTACGCCAATCAAATGCTGTGTGGCAATCTGGACACCACATCTGAGCACAACCACTCGTTTTATGTATAACAGTACCACATTTGGGACAGGATTTACTATCTTTATTTAGAAGCTTCATAGTTTTTACTGTTTCTGGATTACATTTATGATCATCAGTTAACAATTCGTTACAGTCACGACAAAATTTATTACTACATAGACCACAAAAATATTCTTCATTTAAGAACCCTTTACATTCTTCATGTGGACATTTACGTATAAATTTACTTGGTTCATTGTGAAACATATCCGTGGAATTTCTAAGTCTTTCCAGTTGGATATATATAGCCTCTAGATCACGATGAAATTCTATTATATCTGGGTGATTTTGTACATCTTCATCAGTGATTGGAAAAGATATATGATTTCTTTGATAGAGTTCAATTAACGAATTTCGTAAACGTCTAGCCTCTTTACGTAATTTTCTGATAGCTATCACTCTTTCCACTTCTTTTTGACTTTGGGGCATTAGAGCCTTTTCTCGTTCAAATAATACATTTTCACGATGACGTTTGAGTTCTGTACGCCTAAAATACTTGGTACAAAAGGAATCTACAAATTCACGGTTCCATAAAGTTTTGCATCCCATACAATGAGGATCTTCTATACTTGAGAGAATGTACTTTTGGGAACAAGAACGGCAACTAGTTAAATCACAAAAAGGGCACTCAACTTTTTTGTGATTTATCTTGTTAATCTTTTCACAACACACGTCGCATATAGCCATTAACTTAAAGGAAGTTTATATCTTTAACTGATTATTGACAATCTACAAAACTACCAAGCAACTCCCTCACATCATCTCGTCCATAAATAGTTTGAGTGAAAAAGAGAGTCATTTCTGCTTGACCATATGACAAGTATGTATCTCGGTACTTTTCATAAATTGAAGCAAGATCATCGAGATTATCATCACACCATTCCACAATATCTTTATCAGTCATATCCCGGTGAAGACCCTGTTCGATGAAATCGACAACCTCGTCGCTGAGAGGCATGTCGGTAATCACGGTGCAATCGTCGTCGGGGTGATTCATTTTTATCTACTTTTTGTTATTGGCTAGCTTACTTAGGCCTTCATCTCTACGAATTGCCCCCTTAATTCTACCACGAAGCTTGAACACATTTTGCCTCGTCTGCATACGATCTATATTTCTACCGAAGTTCGTACTAGTCTTTTTAGCCAACTCCCTCAACTCAATCTTCTTGGCATCCACAAAATTCTCACGGGATTTGTACTTCATCTTCTTAGCCCTATTTGAATTGGCATTAGCGTTAGAGTTGTAGTTAGAAATAACCGAGTTTTTGTTGTTGTTGTTGTTGTTCTTTTTGTTCTTGACCTGCATCTCAATCTCACTCCTCCTCTTATTCACATTATTCAATAGTTTCACAACCTTCCTCCGATGATTCATCTTCTCAACCTTGGTGAGACCAGCCTTGGTGTACTTGTTCTCAATATTTTTACGAAGTACCACCTTCGCATTGAGCTTATTTTCAATCTTCTTGAGATCTTCGATCGTCTCCGCAGCTCTTAATTCACGGGCCCAAAGACCGATTCTACCCTTGGCGAGACCAGTACGTTCCTGGAATACACCATTGTTATTGGGTATAAGATTCAGTTCCTTGGTGATCTTATTCTTGAGCTTGTCCCTCTCAGAGTTCATGTTCTTGATAATGTTACGTACATTGTTCTCTTGTTGCTCAACTTCCTTGGGTACATTGTTGATATTCACCTTAACATTATTCACATTTACGATATTTTTAGATGGGGGGATGGACACATTGTTGTTGTTTGCACCTAACCGAGGACCTCCATTGAAGCTGTTCTTATTGTTATTGGGCTTGTTGTTAGACTTGTTGTTGGGCTTGTTGTTATTGGACTTGTTGTTGTTGGACTTGTTGTTGTTAGAGTACAGAGGGTTATTTTGCATGTTTGGTTCAAATAAGGGATTATTCTGTGAAGTCTTTTTGTTTTTGTTTTTGTTTTTGTTGTTATTATTAGAATTTGAACTATTGTTATAAATAGGCTCAGCAGCACGCCCTCCTAATCTAATTTCCTTGGTGACATCATTTTGAAGTTGTTTAAGAATCTGATTGGCCACATACTCCACATCCGCATTTTTATTGTTCTTCTTATTGTTATTTGGTTTCTTGTACGCAGCCCTTGGTGCACGATTAGTATTACTCAATGGCCTATTAGGGAGTTTTGGTGTATATTTTTGAATGGAATTTTTAACATCTCTATTGAGAATGTGATTGATAATACCATTGGTTACACTTCGTACAACCGCTTTATTGTTAGTACTTAAGTTCTTAGTGTTGTTCTTGGTATTGCTATTAGCGTTGTTCTTGGTGTTGTTCTTGGTGTTTACAGAATTATTAGTCTTATTGATAGAATTGGTGATATCCTTTTTCAAAAGTTGATTAAGAATACCATTTCTGCTATCAGTTATATTTATAGCAAGTTTTCGGTCGTTAACCTTGTTATTAACCCCAGCTACTACAGCTTTATTCACATCTTTGTTAATCTCCTTGAGAATCTGATTGGCTACAATATTGACATCTTTGTTGCCCGACTGCTCCAAGTAGATTTCGGACGGCGAAGGAGCGTTATTGTACCCTTTCTCGCCCGGAAGAACGAGCATAGGTCCATTCTTATTCGCGTTGGTGCCAGTTCCGGCGTTCACTTGGTTCTTGTTGTTGGTGCCAGTTCCAGCGTTGCTATGCGACCGAGGGCGTAGCCCGACATCGCCAACGAGGACCCTGTTGTTACCAGTCCGAGCGTTCACTTGGTTCTTGTTATTGGTACCAGTCCCAGCGTTCACTTGGTTCTTGTTGTTGGTACCAGTCCCAGCATTGGTGGTAGCGGCATTTTTCTTGCACCTACCCATCATTCGGTTCACCATTCCACACTTCTTGGGACCATTAGCAGCAGCGGCACCCGCAGCGGCACCAGCAGCGGCGCCGGCAGCACCAGCGGCTGCAGCGTTCTTCTTCTTAAACATCCAGTTGAACATACCAGGTTTCTTGGGACCGTTAGCAGCGGCTGCCTTAGCGGCGGCAGCATTGGCGGATTTTGTCGCCATCTTGTTCGCAAACGAAGATTGCTTACCCTTCATCGCATTTCTACCTGGGGCAGCGGGACCACCAGCAAGGAAAGAAGGCTTCTTCTTGAAACCGTTCCCAAATTGAGTTGGGGGAGGACCCGCGTTGGTACCAGTAGAAGTGCTAGCAGTTAAGAAAGCAGGCTTCTTATTCTGAGTTGGAGTGATGATCTTGTTAAAGCTCATTTGACTCCCAGAGTTGGTACTGGTACTAGCATTCGTTTGACTTACAGAGTTCGTCTTAGAAGCAACAAACGATGGTTTAAATTTCAACTTATTTGGGAAATTCAAAGAGGTGGTACCAGTGTTTTGATTCGTCTTAAATTTCAGGCCATTTTTGTTACCCGAAAGATTCACCGAATTGTTGTTATTACGGCGGTTGTTACCACGGTTGTTGTTGTTGTTGAAGCCATTATTCTTATTGGCATTAAAGTTATTGAAGTTCGAGTTTCGGTTCTCGGTGTTGTTGAAAGCAGAATTATTGTTGAAATTTCTACGGTTGTTGTTAGCTGCTGTGTTGTTCACCGCTGTGTTGTTACGCACTGCTGTGTTGTTCACTGCTGCATTGTTACCCGCATTAGGAACGTCCTTGATTATGAGACGTTTTGATACAATCTTGATGGGCTCACGAATCTTCATATATCTGAGACGCTTCCCGATCGCATCAACTAACTGCTTTTTGGTCTTTTGCTCAATTTGAGATGTGAGACCAACCTTACGTGCAATTCTTTTGAGATCATTACGCTTCGTGGTAGAATCAAAAAGTAGCTCGTAATCTAAATGTTTTAAGGGAGATGCGCGATCGACTAAATACGTCCGATCGGCAGTCATAACGAGAGGTGGTAAGGGTAACTTTCCACCACTAATATTATTGTATGCGTCACACATCTCTTTCCTTGTGAGTTTAAGTTCTTCCCCAGTTTGCATCTTGATTGCTTTTCTGAGGGTTTCGATGTCAGCGTCTGGATCACACGCTTCCGTCATTTATATTAAACTAACAAAAAAAGTACTAAGGAGATATGAACCCTATATTGTACAATTTTACTTTTTCTTCGTAGGACATGTTAAAATTAAACAGGTTTGTGTCATGGACATTTATGTCTATAACTTCTACTGGTATATTGTATTCTATTCTATTTTGAAGTGATGAACGAACTAAACATTCAACGTATTGCTTTGGTGTTTCAATACTTTCCTGATATATGCGATCCATCTTAATTTTTACACACGACACTTCATGTGGTTTCTTATCTAAAAAGGGATTGATTGGGTATTGTTCTTGTGTTCCACCATCTACGTATGTTTTACCATTATACTTTCCACAAGCAAATATAAGGGGTACTGCCATACTCATACACACTGCGTCTATAACTTTCATATCTGGGTGTGTATCTCGTGAGAAGTATTCGGTTTCATTTGTATTTAGACAGAATGCCGAAATATGAATTTTCATATCCAACTCCCCAAATGTGGGATCACAACCACATACTTCAACTAACTTCTTACGAATTGGAGACATAGATACAAAACCAAATTTACTGAAAAACGAACCCAAACGTATCTTGACAAAGTTCGGGATATCTAGATCGAGGGATATTTCCAAAATTTCATCTACAGACATCCCCAACGCTAGGAACAAAGCCAAAATTGCACCCGCCGAAGACCCTGAAATCTCTTCCACATCAGCCAATTGAGATTCACGAGCTTTCAGGCACCCTATAAGAGAAAATATAGCCATAGACGCTGGTCCCAAAACTAGATACTTCATCTTCTTACTTAATAGAATTGAGGAAATTGCCGACGTAAAAGCGCGAAAATAACGGCAAACACTATCGCATGAATCATTACTGATTCTACACTGGTCTGCCCCGACATATAGACCCCCTTGGAACCCGGTGGGAGGCTCAGAAGAAGACCCGGACTGAGAAGAAGGAATAGAGAAGTGGTTACGAGAAGATCTGTTTGTGTGAGTACTAAACCCATAACCTTGGCTATTGTGCTGTAAACGAGGAAGAACACGAGGGCGTGAAAGAATACAGACATTTGATCTGTTTTTCGGTTCATGTAAGATAGTTTCGAGCCGTCGGTAGTAACCACCATACCGGGGCTCAGTGCGAGAAAAAGCGCCGCAGGTACTGCAACTTTCTGAGTAGTAATATCAGGTAACATTTACAATACACACATATAATTTTTAGCGTAGTCTAGGAAATCGTTAAAAGTGGCATCCCTCATCATCTCTTCATGGAGATCATTGTCATTCACTGTACGCCTGACATGTTTCCAAATATGAGCCAGACGTTCCTCATACCATCTGGTCTGATCTTGATATTCCCAAGTGACTCTTTCCTGAATAGGATCATGTTCCATGAAACAGAATTCAACAAAGTCGCAAAACTTCCCGGAGTGTGTGATATGGGCGTCATACAAGAGAGTATCAATCTTGTTCCACATCATATGTAATTCATCTGAGTATTGGACTTCCCAGTCTTCGATATTCAGAGGAGTGTTTTCGTGATTAAAATCATCGTCGTCACTGTCATGGGCATCAAACCCGATAGTAGCTTCGTCGACGTATTGGCTCCAAACCATTGTGTATGTTTACTTATCTTCTTTTACGGGCTTATCTTTTATACCTGTTAGTGAAATAGATGTTGATTCTTTTACTTTAAGGTTATCTTGAATTGCGTTTAAAGCTCCTTCAACTTTAGCTTCATCACCACTGAAAAATACGCTGAGTCCCTCCTTCACAGCATCCTTATTGATACCAGCTTTCCGCACACTTTTACGAATACTGATCTTCCCCTTCCGAAGGTTAATTGTATCAATACCCTGATCTACCATATGTTTCTTAACACTATCCTTTAGCCTTTTCTCTTCCTGGTTAAGGACCTTGATATCAGATTTTGCTTCAGACAATTGCTTAGTAAGTTCTACGAGCTTAGAAACGCTCTCACTCAGTTCGTTTGGTACGGAGGTCATTTAAATGTTATTCTTTTCAAATCTTTAAGCGCACAAACCACGTTGCATGGTGTCGGGAGTAATAGTGGAATTGTTCCAGACGAAGGGCGACTTGGGGTTGGGGGGATCAGCCCTGATCTGTTGGTTAGCGTTTCTGAGAGCACCACCGATGGTCTCGGGGTAGCCAACCTGAGCACGGGGCTCGAGGAAGTTCTGACCCTTGAGGACATCTTCTGGGGCAAACTGGCCAAAGTCCTCCTTCGAAGCCACCTCGCGGGGGAGGAGGGAGGACGCAAGACCAGTACCCTTCTGCATACCGGTAGTGGCGGTGGAAGGACCAGTGGTGGCGCTGGAGCCGAACACACTGTACTCCTTCTCGGTGATGGAATAGTTAGAGGACTTGTTCATGACACACAAGAAGTAGATCACAACAGCGATGGCAGCAAGCATCAAAATTTGCTGAGTGCGACCCTTCATCATAGTTTATATATAGTTAACAAATTTTTTTTATTTGGTCAGAATGTCAATTCGTTCTTTGATTACCTTCTGAGGTTCCACTGGAATTTCGGGTTCTGGCTCAGAAACGATTTCGGGCTCAGGCTCGGGCTCGGGCTCGGGCTCATCTACGAACGCGTACTCGTCTGGGTAAACATCGGTCACTGGTTCATCCTTGACTGGATCATCGTGGAGGCGAACCTGGACAACATTCCAATGTCCACCGAAAGCCTTTTTGGCGAACCACAGACCGGCGAACTCAACAAGTACATCACATGTCTTTTCGGGCTGGACATTCTCAAACTCAACGGGTTCCTTGTTGGTATTGAAAACACGGATGGGTGGATCCGTAATGACATCCACGGTCATCTGATCATTGTTCAAAACACTGCTATGGGCACCATTGATAACACGCTCAGAAAGTTGCTTACCAAACCATTCAACGCAGTTCTCGTGAGCAGCAGAAAGGTTCATATTTTCGATGTCGGTCACCTTTTTGGTATTTACCTCAGAATTGAGGTCAAAAATCATTTCCCCTGAGACTTCGGATACAGTCACACCATTCAGTTGAACGAGGCATTTACGCTTTTCGTCGTTGCAAGTCTTCACAAAATAAAGGCCATCATCACCCCTGGCTGGAGCGTTATAAAACATTATGGTATAATTATGACTCACTTCTTTAACCCAATAAAAGGTATAGCGGCAGCGTCATTTAAAAGTCGTTTGTTTATCCAATTGTCTCGGTTGGCCTTGTAACCATACAACGTCTTGGAAGTATTGATATTTTTTGGTAAGGTCTTGGCCTGGGTAGGTCTTAATGGAAATTCATTTTTAACGTAAGCGTTATTTTTGACATTCTTCCATTTTAGGTTCTTCAAATTAAAACGTTGATTACCATATGTCTTCTCGAAACCTTCCACATTCATCTTATTGTTGACAGGTTTTAGACCATGAACAAGTTGTTTAGATAAGCGCTCCTTGGAAGGTTCTGTAGTAAACTTTTTGTATTTACGAGGATCCACCTTCTTAGCCTTTTTAACATTCACATTCCTGTGTTTTGTCACAGAGGTTGTCCTTTTGCCTACTATCTTACCACGAACCTTCTTGAATGCTGACTCCATAGAATCTGCTCCAGTAACTCTCTTATCAAATATTCTAGCGAGTCTTATTAAACGAAGGCGATCTTTACCCTTCTTTTCTGGTCTCAATCTTAACTTCTGCATCAAGTAAATATCCTCAATCAGGAATTCTTTACTAGCGATGTAGAGTTTCTGATTATTAATCATTTTACCTGAGAGTGCATCTCTGTAAATAATACCCCTACGTTTAGTTTGGGCAACTTCATACCCAAACTCATTTGGTCGCATGAAAGGTATGTCTAGAATACCACCTATATTCTGTTCTTGAATTCTACCAGTCGCTGGTGAAAAGAAACGTATATTCAAATCCAATGCGAACAGCTCTACATCTATAAACACATCACTTTTGGAAGGTTTATTTGTAGATCCACCTTTCTTCTTCTTAATCAAAGTGTACCGTCTAGTTACATATGGTCCTGTTTTACTAAAACCAATACCCATGAACTTGAATAATTTACTGTTCTTTTCTTGGAATGACATAATACGTTTTTTGATTCGTACGTTGAGATTTTTCGCGTGTTTACCCAACATATCCCACAAGAGTAGTTTGAGAGCTTGAAGTTTACCAAAGTACTTGGTATTTGTTTTCATGAAAGGAACAAACTTCGCGTCAATATCTGTAGTGACTATACGGTCATTGAAATCTACATAATAATTAAACGCCTCACCACCGCTCACAATGATATCACCAGAGGATTTGAGACTTTGGGTAAGATTTCCAATGGTGTCAAGTATTATGTCTCGAATGGAGTCTGTTACCAATACGTAAACCATTTTTTCCAAATTTTTTTCAGAAAATTTATCACGCAGACGCTGTCGGAATTTCCCCAGATCTCTCTGTTCGTTCCTGTCGAAATATTTTTTCAACTTTGCATCTTTGAAAAGTAAATTTTCATTCATAAACTTTTCAATGGTACCCTTCGAGTAAGTTTTCTCATCCATTAATATATTGGGATATAATAATATGGTCTGCAACGTTATCGAAGAATGTAGGTGCTACGCTTACGACGATGTGAGAAATCCTAAGAAGGAACAATTTTGTGGTGTACGAAAGGGGCCTCATGTCATCCCGTGCCCAAAGGGCTGTTGCGCTGGTGGATGCCCTGGTAAGATACCTAAGCAACCATTTAAGATAATCAAACGCCCTCGCCCAAAAAAATTTGGAAAGGGACTCAATCAAATGGAGACAAAGGTCTTAATGTATTTGGCCGTAATTTTAGGTTGTATTTTCCTACTACTTCTCTGACTTAAAGACTAACCACTTAGATAAGATATAATGTCTCTTGAAACCATTCAAACTGAAATTGCTGCTCTCCGTGCTGATGTCAAGTCTCTAGTTAAGCTCGTTCGTAAGGTGAAGAGTGTCCAGGATGATCCTACCGGTGAGAAGGCTAAGGCTCGTGCCGCGAATAACGGTTTCAACCGAAAGCAAGAAATTACACCTAAGTTGCGTGAGTTCCTGGCACTTCCCGAAGCGGACCTCATCTCTCGCTCTGAGGTTACCAAGTTTGTTAATAAGTACATTATTGACAAGGGTCTCAAGCACCCCGAGAACGGTCGCCAGATCATTCTTGACGACAAGCTTCGCGATCTCCTCGCCCCTCCCGCGGATGTTGTTGTGACGTACCTTAACCTCCAGAAGTACCTCTCCCCTCACTACATTAAGAAGGCTTAAAAAAATAAAAACATATAATAATAAACCATGGTAACTTTCGTTACTAAACCTCAAATCGAACATCTTGTTGGTACAAAGATCAAAAACCTTGATTTGTACCAAAAGGCTTTTACACACAAATCTGCACTCAAGGAGTATGAACAGTTTACAGAATCATTTGAAACTTTAGAATTTATTGGTGACTCTGTACTGGGATTCGTTATCACTAAATTCCTATTTGATCAATATGAAAGTAAACAAGAAGGCTTTCTCACGAAAGCTCGTACGAAGTTGGTTCGTGGCGAAACACTGGCGAGTATAGCCAAAATTCTTGGACTAGAGAAGATGGTCGTAATGGACGAGAAGGGTATGCGTAATGGTTGGAATAATAACCCAAAGATTTTAGAGGATGTTTTTGAAGCCCTCATCGGGGCTCTCTACATGGATTTGGGACTCCTCCACGCAAAGGAGTTTGTTCTAAGAATTTACAATGACCCCAAATACATTGATCTGAATCTGATTATGATTGACGATAATTTCAAAGATCATCTGATGCGCTATTGTCAGCTCAATAACTGGCAACTCCCTGAATACCGTGTGTCTGGACACCACGAAGGAATTTTTTACATTGACATCTATGTAAACGGTCAATTTATGAGTAGAGGTGCAGCAAAAAGTAAGAAGCAAGCTGAGCAAAACGCAGCTAAGTTATTCTTCGAACAGCTTAAAAAATATAGAAATTAACTATCTAATATGCACCCGAATGTTAAAGCAGCGTTAGATAGAGAATATGCGGCACAGAAATCGGAAGAGTGGCTTGCTCTTCGTGGTAAAATGTTGACCGCTTCAGATGCCGCTACGGCTATAGGTAAAAATAAATATGAAACACCTGAAGGTCTTCTTCTTAAGAAGTGTGGTCTCGGTGAAAAGTTCACTGGAAACGCAGCCACTCGTCACGGTGAACTATATGAGGATGAGGCACGTATATTGTATGAAGAACGACACGGGGAGGTTGTGCATGAACTTGGTCTCTGTCCCCATCCAGTTGAAAGTTGGCTTGGTGGAAGCCCTGACGGTGTAACCGAAACTGGAAAATTGGTCGAGATCAAATGTCCTCCCCAGAGGGCAATCATCCCTGGAGAAGTACCTGAACATTACATGCCTCAGTTACAGCTCTGTATGGAGATTCTAGATCTAGAATCAGCGGACTTCATCCAGTACAAGCCTGCAGCTACGAATTGGCCAAAGCCAGAAGAATTTGACGTGGTTAACGTTCCCCGTGATCGCGAATGGTGGAAGACTTACCTCCCAGTTATGCGAGAATTTTGGGACAAAGTTCTCTATTTTAGAGAACACATAGATGAACTTCCACCACCTAAGTTGAAGAAGACTAGGAAGAAAAAACAAATTGAACCACTACCTTGTGAGATTGAAGCTCACCCCGAAGAAGACGTTTTCCATGAAGATTGAAGGATTTAACGGACGCCTCTTTGCGCCTTATCAAAGAGATGGTGTCAAATGGATGCTTGAGATGGAAGCTCAAACATCCGGACCTAAAGGAGGATTTTTATGTGACGAAATGGGTCTGGGTAAGACTGTGCAGTTGATTTCCACCATACTTGGAAATCCACGAGATCGCACTTTGATCGTCGTACCCAAATCTATTATCACCCAATGGGTTGAAGAGATTAACCGCTTCGCACCCAAATTGACAGTCGCGGTTTTTGATGGACCTGATCGAAAATTAGACTGTGACGCGGATGTGACGATTACACCCTACACTTTGGTGTCATCTAGGAAGAATGAAGGCACCCCACTTCATCGCGTTTTTTGGGATCGTGTAATTCTTGATGAAGCACATGAAATCAGAAACAAGACTTCTAAGACGTTCAAAAGTGTCTGTAATCTTAAGACTGATATCAAGTGGCTTGTCACTGGTACACCAGTTTTCAATTCTATGGAGGATTTTGTAACTCTTTGTACATTTTTGGGTATTCCCAAAAACTTTGTTCAAGGGAGAACCAAGGAGATCAAAGATATTTACATCCTCCGTAGAACTAAAGAAGATCTATCCAAGATCAATGAACGTTTGACTCTTCCACCTTGTTACTTTGATAATGTGGAACTTGAAATGTTACCAGAGGAAAAGTCACTCTACGAGTGTGTCTTTTTGGAAGCACAAGAGACTATCCAAGAGGCTTTCAGACACGCTCAAAGTCTCAATTCCAAAAATATGATTATTTTGGAATGTCTTCTTCGTGCCAGGCAGTGTATGATTTGGCCACAGATGTATCTGAATGGAGTTGCTAAACAGAATGAGACTGTACCTATAAAGTGGCGAGGTAGGTCAAATAAGATGGAGACCCTCTTCCGACTACTGAAAGAACACCCAACTGAGAAGTCTCTCATTTTCTGTCAGTTCAGGGGTGAGATGAATTATATTCAGTCTCAACTTGACTGCCCAGTTTTTAGGATTGATGGGTCAGTTCCAAAGGAGGAAAGGGTCAGGCAGATCAATGGATTTAAGCGGTGGGACACCGGTGCTGTCTTTATCATCCAGATCAAGAGTGGTGGCCAAGGTCTCAATCTACAAGAAGCGACACGCGTCTATATTACGGCACCAGCTTGGAACCCAGCAACTGAACTTCAGGCGATCGGTAGAAGTCATCGTACCGGTCAAACCAAATCTGTGTATGTAAAGAAGTTGGTATACAAGGAATGTTCGCGTTTCATCAGTGTGGAGGAAGAAATGATGGCTTTACAAGGCCATAAATCTTTGGTCTGTTCGGAAGTTCTTAATGATGATCGGGTTAAAACTCAAATTCCTGTAAACAGGACATCGGCCAAAATTTCAATTCTGGACATCAAAAAAATTTTCCGTGCTTAATATAAAAATGACTGTTGGTTCCCGTGCGGAAGTTTTCCATGGTAACGCTGATAAGACCCCCGGTGGTCTCTCCAAGAAGGATCTGATTATGAAGGATGGCCGTGTAGTTTCCAAGGCGGCGAGCAAGGCTGCCCTCACTCGTATGAAGAAGGAGGGGAAGAAGGCTATGGTGAAGGTGTTCAAGCCCAAGAAGTCGGGTTTCAAGCTTCAGCCCAAGACTGGTACTGTGGAGTACGAGAAGAAGATTGCTAAGATGCAGTAAAATTTTGTCTATATACTATAAGAATGTCTCTCAAGCGCTGGGAAGACTCCGTGAAGATCGCTAAAATTAGACTAGGTTTGGACCCTAAGGATTTTACCAGAATACAGGGTAAATTACTTAAGGAGGCTCAGACGATCTACCGTATTTTGATGTTGAATAAAAATGTCAGTAAAAAGTAATAATGGCTTCGAACAACCAAGGCCAAGGTCCCAACAATGCCGCACGTAACCCCAATGTTGCTGTGAAAAACAACAATAGGGTTAACAACAATAAGGTTAACAATAATAACAAGAAACCTAACAATGGTAATGGTAACAAATTGTTGAACGGTTTAACCAAGGGTCCTAACAACAACCGTGGTAATAACACCAAGAACAACAATGCTAGAAATGGTAACTCTGCGATGGCTCGTGCTCGCGGTAAGTCTCTAGCTGAGCAGGCTCAATCCCAGGGGTACGCGATGGCGCAGAAGTCCCATGAACAGGCTCTCGCCATGGTTCAACAGGCCCAGGCCCAAGCCCTCGAGAAGGCGAAGCAGGTGGCTATCGCGAGGGGTCTTCAGTTTAATGCCAATGTACCTACCAACTACCTGGATTCTCAGGGGCGTCGGATAATGCAGGGAGCGAATGGAGGTTCATATGTAAACACTTCGAGTGGTCGTAACTACAAACCCACTCCCGCGTTTCTTAACCAGATGGGAACTAATGTAGTTTCCCAGGTTGCTGGTAACCCACCTAATTTGGCCCAAGCCAACTAAATAATAATATGAGTATATAATAAAAATGGGTTTCGGTGCTATGGCAAAAATGGCCGCGAAGGCTGCTGCGAAACAAGCGAAGGCTGTGGCTAAGAACGCCGCTAAGGAGGTGGCTTCTGATATCAAGGGTGCGGCCAAGACTGCCGCTAGACAACAACTTAACAAGGCTAAGTCCGCCGCCGTGGGTGCCGCGACTAACCAGATCACCAGGGCTACCGGTGCTCTTAATCAGGCACAAGCGAGGGCTGCGCAGCAGATTGGTGCTGCTCAAATCGGCGTCCAAGCCGGTCTTCCTGTGATGGCTGGTCCCCGTGGAGGTAACTTCAGGCTTAATGCTAGGGGTCAGCGTCTTCCCATTTTACCTGTTAGGCGTTAGGTAGAACAAACTGAAATCCCTTGAGATTCTGGGGTTCATAAACAACAAGCTGATATAATTTCCAAGTACAACCAAACATCCTATTCAAGAAATATACGCTATTGAGTTCAACGATAGCATGACCAGAATTCCTTGCATAGAGACCGTTTGTAACCTCATCTTTGATGGGGTTCTTATCTGAATTGTAAACTGTGGCTTTAATAGTATCTTCCATATCCGTATCAACCTTCACACGAAATTTAGGCTCGCGTTCAGCAGACATCTTGAGATTAGAATTGAACATTGGTTGAAGTTCCTCCTTTGTCATTGGCTTACCAAAGATTACATTACTCTGTTCAACGACAGAGTCGATGATCATATCCTCAATTTTTCGTAGAGACTCGTAAAACTTCTTCATGTAACTGTCTTCCTCGTCATACCCCTTCACAGCAAAGTCGATGTTATACTTTGTCTGACCTACCTCCGGTGTAAACCCAGAAACCCCAAATGGCATATACATACGAGGGAGTTGTACACGGAATGGGGTTCCCTGCTTTGTACTAACGACAATTTTTCTATTGTTATATTCGTTGATCTGAATGTTTTCAATTGTCTTATCCATTGGTTCTAACCATACAACATTTGTAAACTTTAAGCCGAACAAGCCACACAATCTGGTTCCAAACTGAACTGGATTGGTCGAGCCTTAGCCTTAGATCGCAGGTAATACATTCCGGTTTTAAGACCAGATTTCCATGCGTACAAATGCATCGAAGACAATTTGGACATTGTAGGACTTTCCATGAAGAGGTTCATAGACTGACTCTGATCTATGAACCTCCCACGGTCAGCCGCCATGTCAATAATACATTTTTGACTAATTTCCCATACAGTCTTGTAAAGAGTCTTAATATCATCGGGAATATCGACAATGTTTTGAATAGAACCACCAGCCTTCACCATGAGGTCTTTCATTTCTTTGGACCAGAGACCACGTTCTTTTAGAGCATTAACGAGATGATTGTTTACAACCACAAATTCACCAGCAAGTGTGCGGCGCAAATAGATATTAGTTGTGTAGGGTTCAAAGCATTCGTTATTACCCAAAATTTGAGCAGTTGAAGCTGTTGGCATAGGGGCGAGAAGGAGACTGTTTCTAAGACCCTTAGTCTTTACACGTTCCTTCATCGCGTCCCAGTCATAGCGACCACTGAACTTTGTCTCACCCTCCCACATATCTGGTTGAAGAATACCTTGGGATGCTGGAGAGCCTTCAAATGTCTCGTACGAACCATCCACCTCCGCGAGTTCAGAACTGGCCTCAAGAGCTGCGTGATAGATAGTCTCAAATATATGAGCATTCATAGTCCTAGAATCTTCACAGTCAAATGGAAGACCACATAGGATGAAGACATCTGCGAGACCCTGTACACCTAGACCAATGGGACGATGTCTCATATTAGAGCGTTTTGCAGTCTCAACTGGGTAGAAGTTTCTATCGATGACACGATTCAAATTTTTTGTAACAACTTTAGTAACTTCGTGAAGCTTGTCATAATCGAAGGTTTTCGTTTCCTTGTTTACGTACTTTGGAAGTGCGATAGACGCCAGGTTACACACCGAGGTCTCATCTTTGTCGGTGTACTCGATAATCTCAGTGCACAGGTTAGAACTCTTAATCACACCTAAGTTCTTTTGATTACTCTTGGCGTTACAGGCATCCTTATACAACATATAGGGGGTGCCAGTCTCAGTTTGAGATCTGAGAATAGCCTTCCATAAATCGGCAGCAGGCATGGTGGTGTTAGCTAGGCCCTCTTCTTCGTATTTTGTGTAGAGCTCTTCAAACTCCTTACCATAAACATCAGAAAGACCCTTCGCCTTGTCTGGGCAAAAGAGTGACCAGTTACCATTCTCCTCAACTCTCTTCATGAAAAGGTCTGGAATCCAAAGAGCGGAAAAGAGATCCCTACAACGAGCTTCCTCGTCACCTTGGTTGAGACGAAGTTCCAGAAACTCCAAGATATCCGCGTGCCAAGGTTCTACGTAAACAGCGATAGATCCCTTGCGCCTACCAGCTTGATTGACGTAGAGTGCCGTGGCGTTGAAGACCCTAAGCATTGGGATAATTCCATCGGATTGACCATTGGTACCCCTAATACGGGACTTATTACTACGAATATCGTGGATATGCATACCGATACCACCGGCCCACTTTGAAATTTGGGCACATTCAGTTAGAGTTCCATAAATACCATCGATTGAGTCACCCTTATTTGCGATCAGGAAGCAGGAAGACATCTGAGGCCTGGGTGTTCCCGCGTTGAAAAGGGTTGGAGTCGCATGAATGAAGAGACCGCGTGACATCTTATCATATGTTTCAATGACAGCTGGGATATCTTTACCATGAATACCAATAGCCACACGCATAAACATGTACTGAGGTGTTTCCACGAGTCTACCATCAACGCGCTGGAGGTAACTCTTCTCGAGAGTCTTAATACCGAAATATCCAAAGTCAAAATCCCTATCACTATCGATATTATCCTTCACCTTGAAAGCAATTTCCGAAACCTCTTCTGTGATAATACCAGCTTTCAGAAGCTTTCTCATGGCGAGATGAAAGTTGTTTGGACAAACCTTTTGAATGTTACTCGCCACAATACGGGTGGCCAAAATTTCATAATCTGGGTCAGATGTAATCATTCCGACGCATATTTCGGCAGAGAGTGTATCTATTTCTTGAGCGGTGATCTGATCGTACATAGATGAGAAAACCTGTTGAGCAACTTTGGAAGAGTCGCAATTCTCAGAAAGTCCATACGTTAAATTCTTGATCCTGTTGGTGACATTGTCAAATTTCATATCCTCAACACGACCTGAGCGTTTAATTACCCTCATATACTTTCTATTCTAATTTTATTTTTAACTTACTTCTTTCCTAAAGATAAATCCGCGCTTCGGACGGTAGCTGTTCCTAGGGTTTCCATTCTACGGTCGGGCTGAAGAAGATAAGTATTCACATAGAAGGGACCAGTCTCACCAGGCTTCGCGACTGGAGCATAAGAACCAACAAAGCAGGAGGGAGCATCACAAGGGATTGTGTCGACAGAATTTGGACCTTTGGCGTAAGCCTCGTTAAAGTCCGAGTAGTTCAGCATTTACTATTATCACATAATTTTTTTCCGGGTGTATATTAAATGAGTAATCTCCATCTGAATTCTGTCAAGCAGTGTGAGACTCCATTGAACGGATTATTCTTTTCTGAATTCAATAAAAATATCCTTCAGCGTGGGATTCGTCAGGCGTTTAAGGATCGTACTGGTATATCTATTGATTACCAGAATCCAGATGATCTTTATGGTATCATGCGTGTAGTTTTCATCAACAACTCTGGTAACCACCATAAGGAAGTTAACAAGCAGGTCAAGACGATGAACGCTCGTGTCATAGAGACGGCGCTGTCTCAAATCCAAACAGGTGTTTCTCAATACATCGCGTACGTGAGCGACATAGACACGACTAGGACGCTCATGGATCAACCAGTTAATACGAGTACCGTCGGGAAAAAACTTCCTTATAACAGTAAAATTGGGTTGTGAGTTAACTATATTAAAGTTACCAAGTGTATATGAATTAAGTATGAGTCTTAACTATTACAAAAATGAAACCGAAAGAGTATGTAAATCAAAGGGGTGGGATAGAGCACCCGTAGACACAGTTTGGCTTCTTCTGTCTGAAGAAGTTGGTGAACTTGCGTCTGCGATTCGTCAATACAAGAAGATGTACAAAAAGACGAATCTCAAGAAAGATA